ATAGATGAACGCTTTGAGCCCTGGAGGCCTTCTAGCAATGCATCTTTAGTTTCGTCCCAGCGGGATTCTAATAATTGTTGTGACATTTAAGTCTCCTTGTTTATGTCTATTACAGCCCTGCCAAACGCTTCAAGTCAATAACGTTGCTGTTTTCTTCAGCTTCGCTATCTTGCTCTTGGCTACGGGCAGATTTATCACCAGTTACTTCAGATAATGATTCTGTGATTACTGTTTTACTAGCTTTCACTGAACGATTTTCTAATACAGCTGGAAGATACTTTTCAAAAGCGTTTTTCAAACGTGGAGTTTGAACACTTTCGAGTAAATTACGCATGATTTCTGCTTTCTCTTCGTTAAGAGGAGATAACAGTTCATCCAATGCAGCTTGACGCTGATTAGATTCTTTTAACATACGTACTTCACGTTCTTTGGACTCGACTAAGACAGTTGCTTTCTTAGCGAATTTGATGGCTTCGGCAATCTTTTGATCTTTTTGAGCAATAGTATCATGTAACTTGCGAACTTCCGCTTTCTCATTTAAATGAGTTGCGCCAAATTCTGCACTATATGCTTCAAAAATACGACGTCCAAAATTGTTCTCGCGAGCAACTTGGATATCTTCTTTCAATTGACCAATTTCGGCCTTGAGGTGCTTGGATACAGCTTGTGTCATCTTTTGAGCAGATTCATTTACAAATTTACTCTTCAAGGATTCTAACTGACTGCGAGCATTTGTAACTAAACGAACTTTAGTTTCAACTACATCACGCTTGTCAGCAGCAAATTCTTGGATTTCACGAGCTAACGCATGAACGATAAAGCCTTCCAATTTCTGGAGTCCTTCGTTATGTGTTTTGCGGTCTCTACGCAATTCGCCAATTTCTTCAGCCAATTTAGAAACCAAAAAGCCGTTAAACTTATTGGCGGATTCTTTCATTGACTTTTGAAATTTAACGCGATCTTCGGCAAGTGCCAGCTTTTCAGCACGTACTTGCTCAACTTCTGCGATAAGACTTTCTGATACCATGCGATCAAGGGCTTCGACCATCACTTGTTTGTCATGCTCATAGCGTTGTGCAAACTCTTCGCGGAGTTCTGCACGTGCGGCTTCCTTGGCTTCAACTAACTTGGCTTCCCAAGCTTCATTGATTTCAGCTTTCGCTTCCTCGGTAACCAGCTCACTATCTAATAACGGATTTAGTGCGTCTAGCATTTTATTTCCCTTCAATCTTGAGATCACGTATTAAACGAAGAACTTCGTTGGTAACGTATCTCTGTGCTTTATTGCTCTTAGCTGGGTCCTTGTACATATCTAACAATCTTTGTCCGCCCTTATGATTCAAAAGGCCTTCATAAATTGCTGTAGGATATGCGTTTGGAGCACTTGGCTGAGCAACTACATCTACAGTGACTATTTCAAAGTCACTGACGTGTCCGTTTGCGTCGTTGACATTTCCAGATCCACGACTACTAACCCCTAGTTTCACACCAGAGTCTAACATAGTTTTAACTAGGCCGCCCATTGGTGTAGGTAATATCTTTAACTTGCCATAACCGCAAGGACCATCCATCCACATATTTTCAATCATGTGACTTACACGATCTAAATTAATTTTCAAATCATCTGGATGGTCTACTTCACCTAATACAGAGTGTCCTGTTTTAATTTGTTCGTTGATAGTGCCCACTGCTTTGGTAATTTCATGTACTGGATATACCCGCTCGTTAGCGTTTCGTACGCCACCCTCAATGCAAATACCCTTCATGTAAAGAGTCTTGCCGGATCCATCAGCAGCTTCCTCAGACTCTAATACTACACGAGCCTGAGTAAAGCTAAGATGTTCCCTGAGATAAGTGTTGCGAGCCATATCTATGGATTAACCTTTTGGAAAAGGTGTACGACTATTTGTACCTGCAGCCTGGGCCAATGTTGGCTTTGGTGCTGGAGCTAATTTGCTATTATCTTTACCTGGTACGTTCTTGAAAGAACCTGCGCCTGGTAAATCGCCGCGGCCTTTATCAGCATAGCTGGTTGGGGCTTTGTAAGCTGCTGTGCCATCTGGATTAGGTTCGTTTGCTACATTGCGAACTGGCTTTGCGGCCATTCCAGCTGCGCCAGAATTAGCTGCTACTGGGGATTTAGAATTAGCACCGTTATCGCCGTGTGTTGGGTTAGCAACTTTGGCTAAACTAACGTTCTCACTCATTGGCATATCTTGGAATTCGCTTGTGTCGTCATCAACATAAGCATCACCACCAACTTCACCATCAACTGGCTCCATGTCAAATTCTGCGTCGCTATGCTCTTCTTCGCCTGCTTCGTCGCCTAACAATGCTTCAAATTCAGCCATTAATTCGTCTAATTTGTCTTCTAAGTCAACAACGCGATCTTCTACAGAGCCTTCGCCTGCGTCATGATCAGCTTCGATATCTTTAGTTTCTTCTTCGCCAGCTTCTTCAGCTTCGTCATCAAATTCAGCATCAGACTCATCATCTTCGCCCATTTGATCAACTTCAACTTCTTTCATTAGATTTTCAGCAGAGTCGCCGCCAAAATCTTCATCGGCACGCTCTTTTTTGTCTTCTTTGTCATCATACTCGATGTCTTTTTCAACTTCTTTAGCAGCACGTTCTGCGTGGTCGTCTTCTTCTGCATCAGACTCTTCGTTCATTAAATTCTCATAGATTTCGCGTGATTTCTCAACTACGATGTCATGGAATAATTCTTTAGCTTTCGCTTCTTCATCATTGATTACAAACTCAATCAATTGTTCAAATTTCGATGTCATGTATTTCTCCTTTAGAATGGCTCGTAAATTTATTTACTAAAGAAGATTAATATTAGTGTATTATGGGGGTAAAAGTGGGTGGTTTATGTAATAAAGATTACATAAATTGCGAATTAAATCGCTGGCTCAGGGGCTGGTGCGTATTGTAATTTAACGTATTTTACTTTATCTTTAAATTCAGCGGCTCTAATATCGTTCATTTTACGCAATTTATTAATTTGCTTTAATGTCAAGCGAGTTTTACGCAGTTGCCCTTCTTGAGGCTGAGTATTATCGTTGCTTAAATCCTGATAAGCTTCTGGACTTTTTTCATAAAGTTCGTTTAGAATCATAGTTTAGTATTTAGTTAGATACTAAATGATTACAGTCCAGCGCCAGTGATGCCACCTGGGGCGGCAGGAGGTGCTGTAACTGGATTAGGGCCGGCACCAGTATCTATATCGCCTGTTCCTAATTCTGCATCGGCCATTTCTGCGCCTGTTTCTAAATCAGATTCGATTCCACCCGGGCTAATACCAACAGAACGTAAGTCTTTGCCCGACGGAGCAAGATTTGGGTTATCGCGTTCTTCAAGCCACAATGTTTCGTTTTCAAGAATTTCTTCTTTAGTCAATCCTAAATAGCGTTCTAATAAGAAACGTTTGCTCAAATATGGCAGTGGTTCAATAGCTGTAAAGGTAGCAACACGGGCTGTATCCAATTCACTTTGACGATAAGACGCAAAGTTTTGGGGTTCTGCCAAGCTGATATTAAACAATCCAGCGTCAATATTAAAGCCTCTCCAGCGTAAAAACAGCTTAAATTCATCATTTAATTTTTGTGTAATTAGCTTTTGTAAGCGTTCGCAGTACTTGTTAAAGCGGAATTCTTGTATTAATGCTGTGCCTACTTTGCCATCGTTGGTGGTAGCACTACTATCATCTGGTCCTGTTGGCAAATAACTAGATGGAACACGCAATCCGCGGGCCATTTTGTTATTAAAGTATTTTAAATCGTCAATTTCACCTAAGTTAGTGCCGCCTGGCAATACTTCTACGGAACTACCGCGGCCGTCTGACGTTTGTGGGAAGAAATAATCTTCGTTAATTGACAAAGGATTGTAACTTGCATCCATCATGTTAGCGCCGCCGCCTGTTGTGGTAGGGATTCTACGCTGATGCATTTCATTTTTAACACGCTCAACAAATTGCATAGCCATATGACTTGGCATATTACCTACGTCAATCTTAAACAGTCTACGCTCTGGAGCACGTTGTACACGATAAATGAGTACTGAGTCTTCTAATAATTCTTTTTGTTTGTAAACTTTGTAAATGTTTTCAAGAATACTTTGTCCAAATGGCCAAAAGTAATCTAATCCTTCATTTAAACTTAAATGTACCACGTGTTTAGCGTCAATACAAGATTCATTCATAGCTTGTGTAAAGCGACTGTTGCCTACACCGCCGCCTGCTCCACCACCTGCTCCGCCATTGGGCGCATTATAGTTGTTGCCTGTAGTAACACTACCAGTAGCACGACTTACATAATAATCTGATGTTGTTTTTGCTGCCATAGACATATTTTGAAAGTTAGGATTAATGTCACGAATAACATACTGCTCGGGCCGCTTGCCTTCTGATTCGTTAACAATAATTCTAGCTACTTTAATCATGTCAACCCAGTATAGTTCAAACGTTTCTGGATCGCGAATAAACACTTGATCGCCGTACTTAATAGTATTGCGGAACAATTTAAAAATTCTCTGGTCAAATTTGTTTAATTTAACCCATTGCTGTAGTTGTTTTTTAATTATAGATACTTCGTTGTCAGTAGGAGAGTCAATAAAGTCAACATCAAACGGGGTACCATTGTCCAAATTTTCTTGTGTGCTAAATTCAGCAATAATATCCAAGCAAGCATTTACTTCACTATCGCAATCCATATTTTCATATTGATTATAGCGTTCACAACGATTAGGATGCCCTGAATAAACTTCTGGCAAACGTGATGCGTAGTTGCGAAAGGCAAACTCATTGCGTGTGCCACTTTCAAAATCAGAACCTGGGCGATTGTATCCCGGTAGTCCAAAATTGTTTTTGCCAGAAATTGGACTTAGTTGTCCAAGCTGATTTACGTCAGCTATCTTAAAATATTTTTTCCACCCTTGTCGGGTATTGCCTTTAGTTGCCATAGTTTTATATTTAGCTTGTTAACTCTGCTTCATTAATATCTTATGCGAGGTTTCGGTATGTGTTTGCATACCGCGAATTAACTGATCTAATTTGGTTATTTTCATAGATATTAACGTTGCTTGTTGGTCCATCATAGTATCTTCTTGTGTTTCTACTGATATTGCTTTTTTGCCATCCATTGGAATAACAGCTTCTGTTCCATGTAGTGTAGCATCATACCCGTCTTTTGGACCTGCTACCATTCCGCCGTCGGCCATTTGAATATGACCAGGATCTCCATTTACTGTTCTGAATCCGTGCTTACCAAGTAAGCCTGATAATCCCGAATAAGAATTAAGATCAACGTCCAATGCTCGGCCAGTTTCGTGTGGGCTTGTTCCGGGCTTGGCTGGCATTCTAATTCTTCCCGTGCCAGGTACATTAACTTCAGGATTACTTGCGCTGCCGCCAGCTGCTACCCACGCATCATATAATCTTTTTTGGTCGTCTGAGTTTCTTTTAGCAGATTCAATAGTTACAGTTTTGCCATATGCTGCTACCATTTGCAAAAAAGAATTTTTTACCGATGGGTCCAATTGATCAAAATTATCTTTACTACCCGATCTTCCTGTAAATTTTAAAAGTCCTTCAGCTGCAGCTGTTGGTGCGGCTGTTGGTGCGGCTCCGGATCCAACTCCAGCAGGACCCCCAGCTACACTACTAACTATACCTGTTATTTTTGATATGCCGCTTGATAAATTTTTAATTTGTCCTGTAATCGGCACAATGCCAACATTTATTAATTTTTCAAATGCTTGTGTTTGATTTCGTTGAGATGTGCGCAAATCAACTTGTGCTTTAACTCCAGGATCGGCTCCTTTTTTTGCATCTTCTATTTCTTTTTTAGCCTGATCGTCATTTTTTTCTACAGTATCGCCGTATTTTCTTCCAGCATTTTTCATTGTTTCAGCAGGATCTAAATATATGCTGCTTGCTACACCAGCTTTTGCTAACCCATAAGATGCTCTAGATACTTCGTCAGCATCTTTAATAGCTTGAGTTGCTAATGTTGGAACATCAATAACTCCTTTATCTTTCATTGCTGCCATACCGCTATATGTTCGACGGAATTTTACTATTTCTTCATCATTCATGGCGCCTGATAAGAATTTTTGTAATGCGGCTGTTGCCGATGCGCCCATGTTTCCCGAAAACCATATTACTAAATCTGAATTGCTTTTTGCTTTAGCTAAAGAATCTGCATCGCCTTTTTGTTCTAAAATTAATTGTGCTGCTGCAAATCTTTCGCCAGCTAGTGCTTGTTCTAAAACTTTATTTTGTTGTGCGGCTGTTAATCCAGTTAATCTTGTAAGACGAGCTTGTTGATCAATATAAGCAGTAGCACCTTGTGTTAACTCTTCGTTTGTTTTTCTCGCTATATTGCCAGTTGCTTGCTGAATGCGCATATAACCAGCTATACCTTGGTTAATATCGTCAATACTCATACCCATGCGTTGGAATTCTACACCAATAGTACTACTTTGTATACTAGCTGAAAGATCAGCAAATTTAGCTGCGCCGGCTGTAGCGGTGCCGCCAAATTGCGCTAATGTTGTTGAATTTTCTTTGAGCAACTCGCCCATTTTACTAATTTCTGATACAGTATATCCAAACTTTTGTAAATTAGCAAATGTATCAGACATACCGGTTGCCAATCCTGAACGACTTATTTCTTGATAACTTTCATATAACTTGTCGGCTTGTTGATTTACTGCTGATACATATTTGGCACCGGCGGTAACTGCTAGACCAAGAGCTTTTCCAATAGGACCAAGTAAACTAAGAGCATTAGCAATTAAATCAGCGGTACTTTCAATTGCGCTATTATATACAGAAGCGCCAGACTCTCCTTTGACCATAGAAGATCCCAGGCCAATAATACTCTTTTTTAATTTTTCTGAACTTGCTGCCATACTGGCACTAAAGCCGTCGATACCAGCTTTAGCATCGCGAAGGGCTGCGTTATAGTCTTGTTGAGATATACTACCGGCTTGAAGTTGCTGATATTTTTGATCTACAAAATCTTGAATTTTTGATGTATCGCTAAGATCTGCCATGATTATTTATTATGCCTGTCTTTGTAATATTTTGCGAGAAATATCATTTTGTTTATTCATAACTTGTAACATTGAGTCTAGCTTATCTAATTCCATTGATAATAGCCCAATTTGCTCGCTTTGATTTTTATTGCCTTGCATCTGAACGGGTATTGTTTTGCCATCCGGCAGTGGCACTACCGCTTGTGTTCCATTTAACGAAACTCGATAGCCTGATTTTGGGCCAGATAAAATGCCTCCCGCGGCAGCCGATTGTCTTTTAGCTGTAGTAGCTTGGGCTGTGTTAGTAGAAGAAGTATCCATTTTAGTGGCTGCCCATTTTTTCAAATCTCCTACAGTGGCCATAGATTTTAAATTAGGATTTGCTGCTATTGCTGCTTCACTTACTACTGATGATAATGCGGCTCCGTCGCTTGCTCTTAATAATTTTAATGCT